GGTCGCATAGTCCGCATCCTGAATACGGGACTGCGCTTCAGACAGGTTGGTTGTGGTGTTGTTCAGGTTGGTTACAGCAGAGCTCAGACGGTTCTGTACCGCACCCAGTGAAGAACGGAATTTATCGACAGTAGCAATTGCATCATCAAGTGCTTTCAGTGGATTTGCCGTTGTGCTAGTAATCGTTTCTTTCAGTGCTTCACCTGAGCTGGTTTTACCAGTCTGGAGATTCGCGCCATCCAGATCTGCTTTAGCATAAGTTTTAGCAGCTGTTCCGGTTCCTACAGTTACAACTTCAGATTTACCATCTATGCCGCCCAAGCTAACCGCAGCAGTCTGAGGAGCGCCCGCAGCATCAGTGTAAGTTACAGATTTTGCTGTAAAGCTCGCAGCATTAGTTCCATCATAATTAGTTGCATAGATTTTGCCATCAGCGGCTTTTAGGCCGTATCCTGCGTCTGTTGTGTTGCCCGCAGAGTCTGTAGAAGTTATTTTAACTAATGAAACATTGGTATTATCAGCACCTGTCACGCCAGCTGCTGCCAAGGCTGCGGCGGCTGTAGTTGTGTCAACAGCCGCAGTACTTGCTTCCTGAACCTTGGTTACAGCCTTAGTAGCCGTCGCAGGGATACCATCAGTCAGCTTACTACCTGCTAAGCTTGCAGTACCATCGCTAGCAACAGTAATTTCATAAGCGCCGTTCAGGGCAGTGTCAGTTGAAGCAGAAACAGTACCATAGTACTTATTGTTATCAGCATCAAACTTGATGGTAGACAGGTCAACCTTTGAAGTTGCATCTGACAGGGAGGAAACATCTACAGCACTAATTGTAGTTGAAGAATCAGCATAGGTTGAAGTAGTTACGGCAGCCGTAGTGATTGTTGGGATTTTGGATACGTTAAAACCAGACAAATTCAAAGTTGAAGAATCAATCTGCTTCAAATCGATTGAAATGGTCTGCCCATCATTCGCGCCAACCTGAATTTTCATAGTGCCGTCTTTTGCCAGCACGTTCACACCGTTGAACTGAGTCTGACCAGATACGCGGTCGATTTCTTCAAGACGGGATTTAATTTCATCCTGGATTGAAGACAGATCAGAATCAGAGTTAGTGCCGGTAGTTGCCTGAACGGTCAGTTCACGTACACGTTGCAGGTTGTTGTTGATTTCAGACAAAGCGCCTTCAGTGGTCTGCGCCAGAGAGATACCGTCGTTGGCGTTACGCGCAGCCTGAGTCAGGCCTTTGATGTTAGAGGTGAAGCGGTTAGAAATTGCCTGACCCGCAGCATCATCCTTCGCGCTGTTGATACGCAGACCAGAAGACAAGCGCTCGATAGAAGAAGACAGTGCAGACTGGTTCTTGTTGATGTTGTTCTGAGTGATCAGCGAGAGGCTGTTGGTATTGATGACTTGTGCCATGATAGTAATTCCTATTTGACTGAACTTAATTTAAGTTTACGGCTTCCACCATTTGGCTCCTGCGCCGCTATGTTCACTATCGGCAAAGTATTCTGGACCTTTAGAAGAAAAAGTGAAAACCGTCCCCATCTGCTTTCAGGCCCCAAGCGAAACAGAACTGTATGCTTGTGATAAGTTCGTTTTAACGCCCTTCAACCCACCATAATAAAGCCATATAATTCAATACGTTGAGCATCGTAAATAAACTATCTCGTTTGACAAACTGGCTCCCTCTTATAAACCTCTAATCTCTTCATTTCTCAGCACTCAACAAGCGAGCATAACCCGATGCTCCGATGGTAAGACCTATCCAAGGCGCAAATGCTTAGCTATCTCATCGGATGGCACCTTGTTTTATCTGTCTTTTTTAGTAGGTGTATGTAAGATGGTTTTACATTACAGTCATTCTCTGTCTAATATATGATCAGGAGATTTGTTCAGTGAATGTTTCCGCCCGTTTTGTTATACTATTAAATCTTGCATGCGCTGCTTTATTATTTACTCTACTCAATGCCAGGTTTGATTTATTCTGATCAGGATCTCATTTTACTTACTCGAAATCCCTCCTAAGATTCATGCATGTACATATCTTACATCCAATCGAGTAGTAAATCGAAAATCATCAGGGATGAATAATGACTTGATAAAGGACGTGCTCATAGACCATCGCCTTAACCTTCCATACACAGGTGGGTATGTAGTATATGAACCCCCGTCCAACTAGTTCCTTCCGATCACCCTTAAAGCACTTTTCATGGTGATGTTTTTCCTTGTTACATATTTGGATGCTTGTTTTAAGGCATTATTCATTGCTATTACAGTCACAGGCCTAGCTAATCCTTTAACTCGATTTGATCTACTCTGGAAAACATAAATATCAGAAGGATTGCAATCCTTTCTGTACGCAATTAACTTAGAAAGCAATAAATTTAATCTAATTGTTCGTGGCTCAAATTTTGGAGTTCCAGCCAAGTGCAGCATGTCATCTTCGATATCGGAATATCTAATAGTAATCACCCTGCTGCCTTCAGCACGGAGAGAAAACAATGTTAACCATAAGTCTGCCCATGTTGATGAGATTTTAGACAATTCAAAGTGAATAGCCCTGAACTCTTCAGGTGTAATAGAATCTGTTTTTGCCATGAATACCCCCAATGCTCAACCCAACCGCTTACCAAAATTTCAACAACTTTATTACATTATTTCAATACTTTATTACGAAAATTGGATTAAATGTTCAATATTTTTTCCTTTACCCCTACCGCGCAGGAAATTTCTTATACAAGGTGCACACCGCAACGTCGTAAATAATCGCCACCTGCTTTCTGTCCACTCCATTTGCTATCAACCTGCCAGCCTGCGCCCATTGCTCAGGGGTTAACTTCGGACGCCTGCCACCTATGCGTCCCTTCTCCCGGGCTGCCGCCAGTCCTGCCCGGGTGCGTTCCACGATTAACTCCCTCTCCATTTCGGCCAGGGCCGACATGATGTGGAATATGAAACGCCCCATTGGGCTGGAAGTGTCGATGCTGTCCGTAAGGCTTTTGAAGTGGATGCCGCGCTGCCGGAGTTCGTCCACCAGCAGTACCAGATTCCGCATGCTTCGCCCGAGGCGATCCAGTTTCCACACCACCAGCGTATCGCCCTCATTCAGCGTTCGCAGAAGCTTTTTAAGCGCTGGCCGGTTCGCTACCGTCCCGCTCATTTTTTCCTCAAAAACCTGTTCACATCCTGCGCGTTCGAGAGCTTGTCGCTGAAGATCTGTGTTTTGGTCATTTGTTGACACCCTTACGTAGCCAATTTGCATGTTTTTCACCCAATATTTTCTGCAAAAAAATCAGGTGAAGTTATCGGCATGGCTACCACAGGGCAATCTATAAAACGTCGGTTTGGGAAGTAGCGCGACAAGGAACGCCTACAGCTCTCTGGCGATTCATCACGCCTACAGCTCATCTGGCGATATGCTATCTGTTGGTGATTTTGGTATAGGTTCAATAAACCCGGTCACGATCAGCGATTTTACTAATGTGCAGCAGGGGTGCTGGTACAGGACACCTGCGTCGGGGACTAGTCTTCCTGCTGATGGGGCCAATTACGCCTGCTTACCCTACTTTTATGATGCGTCCAATAAAGTTGTAACCGGGTTTAGGCTGGGTGGGTCAATAAGATTTTTCGCTCGGGGACTGGTCGGCGGTACGTGGCAAGCCCCGATAGAGATGTACACTACCGCAAACACTACAAAAGCATCCGACGGTTCGCTTAAAGCCGCATCTCCTGTAATTAAGCTTTTTTCGGATGGTACCTACCAGACCAATGACGAATCAGAAGGCTGCACTGTAACCCGTCTGGCCACAGGTGAATATCGGATTGAAGGATGTCAGGGACTGAACTCAGACGCAGCATGGGGCGGCATCGATGGCGGTTTTGACATCCCTACCGATCGCAACAAGCAGCCGCTTATCTGGCTGGATTATGAGGTTAACGCCGATGGCTCGGTGCTGGTAAAAACCTATCATCGCACACACCCTGATGCGCCAGCGTTCGCCAGGAACGAACTGGAAGGCGTGGGTGACGGTGATCCTGTCGACATTCCCGGTGACCAGTTTGTATCCGTTCGTGTAGAAATGCCTGACGATTCTTTATACAACCAAAAAATCAGAGCAGCAGAGCTGGCCATGACTGCCGATGCGGGTGAATAAAGGTCGGTTTGGGAGATGAGGTTACAGCAAACTTTGCAAGCCTCGAAATTGGAGCCAAAAAACCCTCTTCTGCAAGCTTTGTTGATTTCCATTTTCTGGGTACGAACGACTACGATGGACGAATTTTGTGTAGTTCTGGTATCTCAGGAACCGCAGGCGGCGGAGCAATGACATATTACGGGGGATCTCACCGCTTTGTAGGTTCCGTCTCGTTCGATCACTCAGCCACCTTCAATTCTTCTGTTGACGCAAAAGGGAGCGTTGCAGGTGTAACGTCCCTTAACGTACGAGCTTCGAGCGACACCCAAAATTCTCACGTCTGGTTCTATGGTGCGTCAGGTCCATCACGTGGGGTTATCTATGCTGGCAAGGATGGTTCTATCCGACTCAGGCCCGATAACAACGATAATGGTGGCGCGAATGGCTATAGCTTCACTTTCGGAGCTGATGGTAGGTTTACCTGCGTTTCGGTGAACCAGACCTCAGACGAGCGCGTGAAATTCGACAAAGAGCCCGTCAGCAAAGCGCTGGAGAAAATATGTTCCCTGACGGGCTACACGTTCGGCATTCAGCTTACAGAATCGGAGTCGGTACACAGCGCAGGCATCATCGCCCAGGAACTGGAGCAGGTTCTGCCCGTTGCTGTGAGTTCTGGCGGGACCGGCACTACGCCAGCAGGAAAGGAAATTAACGACCTTAAAACCGTGGACTACAGTGCTATGAGCGCCCTGTATGTTGAGGCCATCAAGGACCTGGCCGAACGGTTAAAAATCATCGAAAAAGAACTGGCCGACCTTCGCAGCGCGACAGTTCTTTAACTCTCTTCATCACTTTGCAGACGCTGTTGTGAACGTTTGAAAGCTGAATCCGGCGGCATATCCAGGCGAACATCGATCCAGCTGTTCACCGGCACGTCCATCGGTTCCCCTTTCGTTTTGACGATCTCCCCGTTATCACCCAGCAGGTATTTTCGCTTAAACAGGCGGATAGTCAGTCCGCCGTTTTCGGTTTGCTCTGCCTCAACTACACCCAGTTCCCCCATGCCGCCAGGGTCCATTGGCGGCAGTAACTGCCATCCCTCAGATGCAAGGCCTGCCGAACCAGTCAACACATACACTCCCACATCGAGCCGGGAAATTTTGATCCCTTCAGCTTCGGTATTCGCCGTACCGCAGCCGCACCATGTAAAACCATCCTCAGCAATATCTGAGCGCAGGCATGTATCAGCACTCGCAACGATACGAGCGACCGGAGATGCTGCTTTCAGAGTACCATCACTGGCTTTAGTGGTATTGCCCGTGGTGTAAGCCTCCTGATATGACCAGGATGAGCCACTGTAATATGAGAACCACGTTCGTCTCAGAATGTAAGCCTGATGAATACGTGTTGGACGGCTTCCCCGGTTGACGACTATTGACGTAATACCTGTATTGGCAGTTAGCCCAAGCTGGGTAAGTCCATCATTGGAGTGAGAGGTGAAACAGGTCGGTGTAAACGCGCCCATAGCGTCCAGTAGTGGTCCATCGCCATGGATAGAACCAACCCCAAAAGCCCCCACTTGCATGACATTACCGGAGTCCGTTCCGACGTCCTTAGTCGCGCTACTTCCTAAACCGAGGTTTGTGCGAGCGTCAGCGGCATTCGTTGCTCCGGTCCCGCCGTCAGAAACTCCAACCGCCCCATTGCTCCCTTTCTGGACCAGTTTGCCGATCGCCGGAATGGTTACACGAGCGCCGTTGATGGTGACGGTGATGTTCTGGTTTGCTGAAGTGGTGGCGAACGTCTCCCACGCGCCGATGTTCTCGTCATACTCGTTGATAAGCTGAGACATGCTCTGCGCCAGGCCATCGACCGAGAGACTATCAGTAACAAGAATGCCGTACTTCTGGCCGCTTAGCGCCGGTGACGCGGCGGGTGTAATCGTCATTGACGTCGCACTGTTGATGGCGGTGATCTGAAACATCTGTACCGGGTTAGAAAGAACAAACAACGTCTGGCCAACCCGAATCTGGCTGGCTGGCGCCGTCCAGTTCATGCCGGTGCCGGTTGCAGTGTTTCCGTTAATGGCGATGGTGCCAGTGTTATAAAGCATATTTTCTCCAGGCAATAAAAAACCCCGCCGGAGCGGGGTTTGTTCAAAACTGAATGGGTTAGTGGCAGGTTGTGCTGGTGAACGTGTTGGCGCTCACCCATGACCAGTTAAAGGGATAACCGGCGCGGTACTGCATCTGATTGTTTTGCTTGCGGACTCCGTAGATCTGGACGCTGCTTTCCTGTCCGCCGACCAGGGCTGTTCCGGTGCATACGGGTTGCTGCTTCTCAATAACGCCAGCACAACCGGAGAGCAATACCGCTACCGCCAGGCAAAGAATCATATTTTTCATAGTGGTTATATCCCAGGGCATTCATGAAGCTACACAATAACAATATGAATCAACGGGATATAATTGATTTGGTAGATCAATTATTCGAAATTGATCGTTCAAAACGATCAATCATAGTTGGCGCAGTTGATGGCCATAATCACGTTTCTCAGATTCGAATACGCGACGTTCTGAAGGTTGCCGCCGGGGGTTGTCTGCGGTCTGGCGAATATCCGCGTATTGCTTCCCTCAAGTTTTGCCATGCTCTTGTATATGGCCGAGTAGGGCTGCGGTTGACCGCCAGCCGATACAACCCCGGTAATTAGTCCCAGCATGGCAGGCATGCAGGCCCACTTTCCCGCCAGAGTTGTATTGATGCTGTATCCTGAGCTGGCATCCACCCCGGCGGTACCGAGGGTGACAACATCGCTCAGCGTGCGCGTTTCGTTTGTTAAAATCAGCGTCCCTGATGCATCCCACACAGCCAGCCCGTAGTCTGGCTTTGTCTGCGGGAAAATAGAGAAAAAATAAACGTACGCTGTGCCGGTTGCATTCGGTCTGAGAAAATCAATCGTGATGGTGTTCCCGCTTATCGTCTGAGTGATTTCGACCTCAACCGTGCAATGAACGAAGGCGACAACAGGCTGACCTGCGGGGAATGTGTGCGTCACTTTGGTATTGAACCCCGATGTTCCCTGAAGTGCCGCTGTCTTTCGCGCCTGAAGAGCGATTGGCGAGCTGTTCGCGGTCACCCATACTTCCCCGCTCGTGGTCGTCAGTAAAACGCCATACTCCGCCATTTATGCCCTCTCGATCTGGAAAATGAGATAAGCCGCTGCCGCAGGCTCAGTCCCTGCTGAGTAGTCGGTATCGCCTACTGCTGACACTGTTGCTGTTCCCCCCGAAATGGTGATCTTCCTCCGACTCGTACCAAACTGATCGCCGTTCATGCTCTGAAAATAGGTCAGCCTGCAACCCGGTGGAAGCGCTACGGTGTAAGAGCCTATTTTCTGGTTCTGAGCCAGCTGGAGATAGCCACAAACGCTGACAGGCTTAACACCATAGTTATTTACATTGCCTGAGGCGTCCCATGTCTGAACACCATATTCCGCCATCCAGTCCTCCTGAAAAAAAAGAGGCCCCGTAAGAGGCCTCCCGTTACCATGTTCCCGTGATTCTCCCGATCTGCACCCTCAACACATTCCTGGAGTCCCGCACGCTGATTGTCTGGTTTGTCTGTTTCATGGACCCCTCACCAGCTGTCGAACCGTAGTTCTCAAACGTACCGCCCTTATCCAGCCTCCACCCGACTGAGCCAGCGACATAGTTATTGGACTGGATGTAGTTGCCGATTTTGGCGTTACTGATGGTGCCATCACCTATCAGCGCGTCTCTGATGAAAACCTGCCCGTTCTGAATAACGAACGGAAGCGTAACGGTCGCTCCGGCCTGGTGCGTTACGGCGAAGCGGTCAGCCAGGAAGATAACCTGCGACTGCATGCCGGACGGCGTATTCTCCACGCCGATCCCCATCCCTGCCGCGTAAAGCTGACCATTGCTGGATAACCCGACCTTAATGCTGTACATCGCCTTCAGGTCGCCGTTGACGTTCGCAATGGCCTGCGCGTTGGTGGTGATCGCTGAAGTGTGCCCGTTGATGGTCGCCGTGATGCCGTTTATCTGCGTGGCGGTGGCCTGCTGATAATCGGAGAACGTCTGGTTCAGGCTGTTGATGG